TCAATGAAGGACTACGTGATACTATCAAAGCAATTGCAGAAGAGATGGAAATCAAACCCAGTGTACTACGTAAAGCAGTTCGTACAGCATACAAAGTACAATTCCAAAGAGAAAAAGAAGAAAGCGAATTATTGGAAGATATTTTAGAAACAGTTGGTCGTACTGATTAATGGATGGAGTTGTAAAACACGTTAACAGTAAAGATATAACACTATGGAATAACAACATAGAAGATTTTTTAAGTTTTTTTGAAACAAAACTCACCGAAAATAATATTAAATTTGCTTATCAAGAGAAAATAAATTTTTTCAATTGGGATGTAAACAATGAACATATAGTTGTTTTTGGTATTTGCGACATATTCGATGAAATATGGTTTGACGACCTCATCAATACAAGTAAGCAGAAAAACTTACATATATCCTTTATTACTGATAACGTTTTTACAAAAGATAAATCCACAAACAACGTTGATGTAATATTTGTTGAAGAATTATTGGGTGTTTATTACAATTCTAATATCAAACAACAGATTAGCGAACAGGAGAAGTTATACACTTGTTTAATGCAACGTACAACATTTCCTAGATTACAACTGTACTTAGACTTAAAATCAAACGATTTATTAGATTTAGGAAACGTTAGTTTATTAGGTTACCAGTTAGACGGAAGTACATCTTCAGAAGTATTAGATAACTTGGTAGCAGAATTTAATTTAAGCAAAGATCAAGTTGCAGATTTAGAATTACCTTTCAGGAATTTCACAGATAAAGACAACGCATACGAAATAGAACAGAATGCAAAATATAATATCGTGTGTGAAACATACAACGATTACTTTAACGATTATAGAATAAGTTATTCCGAAAAAACATTCAGAGCATTACAAATTCCAAACATTGCTTTATTATTAAACAAAAAAGGAAGCAACAAAGCATTACTTAATATGGGATTTAAAACACATAGTTTTAATCTAATTTTAGACAATATGGAAAAATATCAATGTCAGAATAAGTTCCTAATAGCAGTTTTACAAAACAATATGTCAGCAATAGATGACGTTATAGATATAGCAATACATAATAGCAATAAATTAAAAAATTTAAAAGACAATTTAAATGATAAATTAGTAGATAGGATCATTAAAAATATATGTTAGATTATACTAAACTAAACCTACACAACTTAGAACCTTACCAAGGTGAATACATTTATACAATTATTAATAATATTGTAGAAAACTGCGATATTATTACTTGTACTGAATTTGAACGTGATTACTTAAACAATAATGATGATCTGGAACAACGTATAGCAAATAGTTTATCTAACAATAAAACAGTTATGTGGATGGGCGATGAAGAAGGGTTATATGTTCACGATCACGAAGTATTAGTAGAAACTTTTAATAAGTTTAAGAACGATAACTTTTTCTATATTACAGAATTCTATAAGCATGATCATTTGAATGAAATGTATGGTTTGGATTGCAAAGTCATACACATTCCTTGGCAATTCTTAAATCAAATTATTTGTTATGATCAACTAAAAATACCTTTAAACACAAAAGCAGGCAATGATTATAGTTTTATTAATTTAAATAACAAGTTAAGAAAGCATAGATATGAATTGATTTCTGAATTACATAAGAAAGACTTAGCACAGTACGGTTTCATATCTTTAACTAATAAAAATGACTTAGAGTTTTTTGCAAATTTTAAGAACTTAAATGTCAAGTTAAATGACGAACCTTATATAGATAGAGTAGCACCTGGATTCCCCAAGGATTATCCATTTGAACGCGGTAGGCAGTTTGAAGACGGATTGCTTGTTTCAGGCAATGTTACCAACTTTAAGATTTTACAAAACCAGTACTACGATATTCCATTAGTTATTAACACAGAAAGTTATATAGGTAGTTACTTCAATACCGCAACTGAAAAGAGTTCGTGGCCTATATTACTAGGTAAAATGTTTCTAATTTACGGTGATCCCGGAATTATGCAATGGATACAACAATTTTACGATATAGATATGTCTAAATATCTCGATTTAACATTTGATACCAATACCGAAAATAGGTTAAGTAGAATGTTAGAAGATAATAGAGATATTATAATAAACAGTAAACACGTTTTCTATGAACTAAAAAAAGATATACACAATGCAAGGTATACATTTGTAGAGAATTTATACCAATATTTTCTCAATCAATTGGACAAGTTACAAGAATGAGTTATGTAGACGCAATATACAACAGCGATACTGATAAAATACAGTTATGCGAACGTGTAGATGGTAAACGCATATTGATGGAGTATAAACCTAAATATGAGTTTTATTATGACGATTTGCGTGGTGCTTATAAAAACATTTACGGTAATCCAGTTACACGCATAACTGCTAAAAGTAAACGTGAATTCCAAAGGGAAGTTGCCATACATAGTGCTCATCAATTATACGAAAGTGATATTAATCCTATTAATAAATGCTTAGAAGAACACTACAAAGAAAAAGAATCACCGCAGTTACACACAGCATTTTTTGATATCGAGACAGACTTTCATCCTGATAAGGGATTTAGTAGTCCATCAGATCCATTTAACAAAGTAACTGCTATCGCTGTTTACTTAGACTGGAGTAAACAGTTGATATGTCTTGCTATACCACCACGTGGTATGGATAAAAGCATAGCAAAAGAGATAGCAAGTAAGTTTGATAATACTTTTTTATTTGACGAAGAAGCAGACTTATTAACTACATTCTTGGATTTGATTGAAGATGCAGATGTGTTAAGTGGTTGGAACTCAGAAGGATTTGATATACCGTACTTAGTAAACCGTATTACCCGTGTATTAAGTAAAAACGATACTAGGCGTTTTTGTTTATGGGATGTATTTCCTAAGAAAAAGAAATACGAACGATATGGTGCAGAACAAGAATCATTTACATTAAGTGGTCGTATTCATCTGGACTATATGGACTTATACAGAAAGTATACGTATCAAGAAATGCATAGTTATGCACTAGATGCGATTGCTGAACATGAATTAGGTGAAAAGAAAGTTGCGTATAAGGGAACATTAGATCAACTATACAACAGTGACTTTGAAAAGTTTATTGACTACAACAGACAGGATACAATGCTGTTAGCAAAAATGGAAGATAAACTAAAGTTTATTGAACTTGCTAACGAAATAGCACACGCAAATACTGTATTAATACCATCTACTATGGGTTCTGTAGGTGTAACAGAACAAGCAATTATCAACGAAGCACACGAACGTGGGATGGTAGTTCCAAACAAAGTTAAACAAGACGGCGAAAGTGTTAAAGCGGCAGGTGCGTATGTAGCACAACCAAAAAAAGGTATACATAAGTGGATTGGTAGTGTTGATATTAATTCACTATATCCATCTGTAATTCGTGCTTTGAATATGGCACCTGAAACAATTATTGGGCAAATACGTTTAACTGAAACTGAAAAGTTAATACAATCTCGTATGGATGATATTATTGACGAAAAAGGTAAGAAACGTAAAGGTGTTTCCTTTGCTGGTGCTTGGGATGGACTGTTTGCTACTTTAGAATATACTGCTGTTATGGAAGAAAAACCAGGTGTTAAATTGACAGTAGACTGGGTAAACGGCGAAAGTACGGTACATACAGCATACGAATTACACGAGATTGTTTTTAATGGAAATAGTAATTGGGCATTAAGTAGTAACGGAACATTATTTACTTTGGAACGCGAAGGAATTATTCCTGGACTGCTAGAGCGTTGGTATGCAGAACGTAAAGAAATGCAAAAGAAGAAATCAGAAGCAACTGATCCACAAGCAAAAGCATTTTGGGATAAACGACAGTTAGTTAAAAAGATTGGACTGAACTCGTTATACGGTGCAATTCTAAATCAACATTGTAGATTCTTTGATAAACGTATTGGACAATCAACTACATTAACAGGACGTAGTATTGCGAAACATATGGACGCATTTGCTAATGAATGTATGACTGGCGAATATGATCACGTTGGACAATGTATTGTATATGGTGATACAGACTCGTGTTACTTTAGTGCTTGGCCTGTTATGAAAGATGCTGTTGCCAATGGTGCAGAATGGGATAAAGATATTGCAACTGCGTTGTATGAAGAAATAGCAGATCAAATTAATATAAGTTTTCCAAAGTATATGCAAAAAGCACATAACTGCCCATTGCACAAAGGAGAAATAATTAAGTGTGGTCGTGAGGTTACAGGAAGTAGTGGCCTTTTTATTAAGAAAAAACGATATGCTATTATGGTATATGATTTAGAAGGTACACGTATGGATGTTGAAGGTAAACCTGGCAAAGTAAAAGCAATGGGTTTGGATCTTAAGCGTTCGGATACACCTGGATTTATGCAAGACTTTTTAAAAGAAATACTGGAAGATTTGCTTACAGATAAAGGCAAAGAATACATTATTGATAAAATTATTAAGTTTAAACAAGACTTTGCAGACAGACCTAGTTGGACTAAAGGAACTCCAAAACGTGTAAACAACTTAACAAAATACAGTGCCTTAGCCGCAAAAGAAAAGAAACAGAAGATAAAAGCAACAATTCCAGGACACGTTAGAGCAAGTATTAACTGGAACTATTTACGTAAGATGAATAGCGACAACTATAGTATGCAGATTACAGATGGAATGAAAACAATTGTTTGTAAATTGAAAGACAATATGTTTGGATTTACAAGTGTTGCATATCCAATTGATGAAAATAATCTTCCACAATGGTTTATGGATTTACCTTTTGACGATGATACAATGCTTGAAACTATTATTGATAATAAGATAGACAACTTATTAGGTGTGTTGGATTGGGATGTAGTAAATAGAACTAATGTAAGTAATACTTTTCAACAACTGTTTGATTTTGGATAATGTCTAAAAAACTATTAAAATCTCACGAAATTGTTCCCGACGAACCACTAAGTTATCTTACTCAGTATAAATCAAACATAGATGAAATTAGTATCACAGAAATAACTGAGGAATTTGTAGACGAACTAGAAGGTGTATTAAAACAGTTGAATAAACCTGGATTTTTTACATACTACTTAAACCAAGACCTAAAAGAAAAAGCACGAAAGAAAGTAGATCGTATTCAAAAATCTTTAGAAGAACTTGATATCCTATTAGATGAATTTAAGGATTCTACAGATAAATTCTTAAGACAAGAAGAACACGCATATCTTAGTAAAAGTTATCAGTTGTATGAAGAACAACGCAAGATGGATACTCCAGAGTACATACTCGATAGAACACTTTTTAAAGCATTAATATATCGTGATGAAATAGATACGGCATTTATAGATGCTATTAATAAACATAGTGATTGGAAATATCCTGGTATGTTTATACGTCCAGAATATGGAAAATACGTACAACACATGGTAGATAGTGATCCATTGTA